TCGCGAGCTAGTCGCGCTGCACGACGAAACTCATCCTTATAAAAGGGTTCCCAATCATGCGCCAGTACAAAGATCTGCCTGATCCCCATTAGATGGCACTGAAAAACAGAAACCGAAAATGGGTAGCGGGTGGTATAGACCACAGCACCTGTTGTAGGCGTGCCTCTTTTACAAGCAGCGGCAATTGCGTAGGAGACGCAGTCAATCTCAACTTTGGAGTGAGTCAGTAAAGAACGGCCATCGCCAATGATCTCGCGATCACGCGTGATGACACAGCCTCCTTGAATTTTTGGATGAGTGGATGCGTTGCTGACGACTTTCGCAACATCCATAAAAAACTTCTCCTTGTTTTTGATATAGGTTGGATCTCCTTTTGGACTAGGCATATCTCACATCCATACTGATTATTCCTTATATTAAGGACGTCAAATAAGACATGTGGGATATATCCATGATGTACAAGGAGTTGATTTCTGAAATGGAAACATATGACAGATTCGAGATGGAATCCAAGCACGCAGACAACGATAAGTGGCTGCAGCTAGGACAAGAAATGGTTGACCACCCACCGCATTACACAAGTGGAAGTCAAGAAGCGATTGTCACCATTGAGGATGCCATTGCTTCGGCTCCTAGTGTAGTGGTTGGTATGCTTCAAGGTCAAGCACTTAAATATTTACTTCGGCTTTGGCATAAGCAAAACGCAACACAAGATGCACGCAAAGCCCTTTGGTACTTGAAGCGGCTCATTGAGAAGTTAGAGACTGAGATTCGATAAAATAAAAAAGCCCGCGTAAGCGGGCTAGCAGCGACGAAAGAAAATATCTGACCCGCGTATCTGTAGAGTCTCGTGTTCCAGGATGTGTGGCTTGATAAATTCAAGCGTATCAGTAGGGTCGAGGATCTGATGAGTAAAATAAAGAGAGATTCCTTCAGAAAGTTCGGGAACTGAAGGGTCATACCAGGCAATTACCTTGAGAGTTTCCCAAGGTTCAAAGTTAAGCCTGATCCAACTGTTCAGCTCTTCTAAGCGCTGGGCAGTTTTTTGTATGTGCGCTTCATGAGCCAAGCACTGGGGAGGAACAGTGCATGCATCCTTCCAGCTAAAAATCCCGTCCTTAACGATTAAACGGCAAGGATGAATTAAAGCTCCAGAAGGGAGAGCCATTAGAAAAGAAGGATCGATATGCTTTGGCATCAGATATCACCCTTGCAATCCTCGTAGTATTCGAGATCTTTGATCCAGCTGTCACCTGCATATTCGCTGTAAATCACTCGTCCGATGTCACGGAAAGTGTCATGGAAAAGAGTTACACGATCAACATCAGAGATGACTTGATCAAGAGGGGGACCATAGATCAAGCAATTCCATGTACTGGGGCATACGGGTTCAAATCCTTTTGCAGTGGCACGGAGTTGTTTGACACGCTTAAAAGGAATACAAACTGGATAATCCCAAATAACAGGAGATGCCCGAAGTATTTCTGATGCACTTGTGAAGTAGACAAAGCTTTTGATATGACCATTGCGATATTCGCTAATAGTCTTGTTTAGCCAAATACGAGAATTACGAACAGCTCCCTTAGGAGCCACCCATACATTCCCATGCCATGTTTCCTGAAGAGGATTAACTTCTACAGAAGGAATAGAAGTAGCGTCCACAAGTACTTGCTGAACGGGATCAGAAGTAGGGTCATAATCAATAGACCCCATAACAGTACGTGCACGTTCAATAATCTGCGGTGTTGGATATAGAGGAAGCTTTAGACCAGAGGATTGAAGCTTATCCGCTAAATTCTGATGCGATCGATCGGAAGCTTTCTTGGCTCCCTCCTGCTTCGAGACTAAATGTTCTTGTTCCAGCATCACTGATTAGTGTAATTAAAACATTTTTGGACCAGTCGTTATCGTCAATCTCTTCGATGAGTTTGCGGAGAAACTCAACGATTTCACTGTCTTCAGCAGACTCAGCAGCGACAATATCTTTTTCGACATCCTCTCCCGACATAAAGACGGTTGAGTCATTGCAGAGATTAATAACCAAGGAGCCTGCCCCTCTGGTATTGACTCCATTGATCGCAATATTAATGAGATCAGTCAGAATCAATTCAGCGGTGGTGGCGAGGAACTTTTGTTCCTGCTCCTTTTCATCTCCCCATTTGTCGGATTGAATTAATTGCTGGAGAAGATCTGTGCGACGAGACATTCATAACGACAAGACTCTTTAATTACATTAAGCGAGATTGTTTACTTTTGTGGATTATCTTCAGACTCTTCCCCATGATCAATTGTTTGATCAAAGAAGTGTTCTCCTTCCTCTTTTAGTTGACTGATATGAATTCCGCCAAGCATGTCGGTAATAACAGTGTCAAGGCGATCAGCAAAAGCAGCGTTTCCATCAAAGAACAATCCAGCACGCTGAGCGAGCTCATCAGAATCCATGAGTTTTTGTTCTTCCTTGAGTGCTTCTTCAACAACGTATTCAGACACCTGCTGCTTGAGAGTATGGATCTGAACAGCTAGCTCAAAGCTTTCAATATAGCTTTCATCATCTACAAAGACTCCAATATTTTGAGGAATAAGGTGAAAAGGATTGCAGCAGTACTTGTTGCCACAAGTAGTTTTGACCCCGGTGTATCCCAGATCGCCCCATGTAAACCACATAGCAACGCGCTGAGGATGATGCTGAGTGCTAGTGCTGATTCCATGTCTCCTCCATGCGAACTGTGGTTGGCCTGTCTTCTTGTTGATGCACCCATTCCAGTTCCAGCATTCATCAGGTTCACCAATGTCAACCTGTGACCAGAATTTCAAGGCACGTTTACGGTGCTTATGCAGTAGGCGAGAGATATCGAAACTCAATCGACCTTCTCTCGCGGCTGCCACGCAACGGGTACAAGCCTGATGACTGTCGTACCTTGTGCTTTGCGAAGAAAATCGCCCTACGGAATGCCCTGTGTAGATGCATAGCTCTCCATTTTCTGATGTATTGGAAAGCTGTTGTTTGCGTCGACCATAGGCATGGCCCTGGCCGCGAGATTTTGCTTCAGACATTAGCTAATAGGCTTTATGGCGTTGTAGTTACCCCCTAATTTTGGGTATTGCTCTTCAATAGGAAGAGGTTCAATCAGGGGATTGATCATGTACTCGTAACGAGTGCTGTTTTCGTACTTCAGACGAACAAGCTGAGCACGAGGTGAATAATATTCGGGACGTCCTACAACAAGTGCAGTCAGTCCGTTTGGAATGACACGGACACGTTGTCCGATCTTGATATCTTTTGCGAGCATTTATAGACATCATCTTGCCAAGTAAAGTGTAATCAAAAAGGATTCATAATGTGGTCTTCGACAACAGGATCATTTTCAGGTCGTTGCCATAGACGTACAGATTTCATATTCCCTGTTGCTTTGTCTTTGCGTGTTGTATTGAAACGACGCCAACCCAAAGTTGTTAGAACATCAGCAACACGTCGAGATGCACGGCGGTCTTGCTTCGTTGGATCCAGGTTTAATGCACTGGACAGAACATCAACCGATTTAGTTTCTTTCTTATCGGATACGAATTTGGCAATGATGTCTAGCCAAGGATCAGGATCACCAAACTCCTGAATGTAGTCATTGATTTGGTTGATCTCATCAGAATGGAACTCATAGCGTGTATGTTTTCTATACGCCTGAATAGCAGAAGCCCAAAGCTGGTCACGCTCCTCAGCAATACGATCAAACGGAATTAAAAAGCCGTTGGGAATTTCAAGTGGAATGAAGCGTCGGTTACCAGTACTATCAACCAAAAATTGGTTCCTATTGGTGGTTCCAATCATGATGAAACGACGCCTCAGCTTCTCAGGAAGCATTGCGTAGGGTTTTCTCGTCTCGTCGGTACGAGTTGTGATCAAGTTCTTAAAGTTCTCAATGTTCTTAATCGAGAAGTAGTTATCAATCTCTGGCAGCTCAAGCAGCCATGCCGTATGAAGGCGGTACTGCTCCTTCATCAAGATCTCCAGAGGAGTAGTGACCTCTGCGAATAGATCGTTGGGAACAAGGTTGCGGCTGAACATTGACTTACCTACACCCTGGGCACCAACCAGGATTGGAATCCAGCTCATGCTGCAGCCAGGGTCATAGGCACGAGCAACGGCACCGATCATCATTCGCTGCATGATCAGCGTTGCTAGGCGATGTTCATTGCCAAGAAACTCTTTCCCACAGGTGTCCCACTGGGGGTGAGGTACTGCTGTAGATGCACATTTATCGAGATACTGTTTGATTGGGCAGAAGGTATTGATGTTTGCTGCGTAGAGGACTGCGTTCTTGCAGCGTGCTTCTGGGATAAACACACCATGCTCGACAGCAAACTTGGTGGTCATGATTTCGATGTCGTTGCCCTGGAGTGCACGACGCTGACCATTGTGATCTGTGTATTCCAACTGAGAAGTCAGGAGATTTTTGCCCAGATCAGGGAGCAGAGTTTTGATCGTTTCAAAGTCCTGCATGCGTTCTTCCGAGAGGTCGCTAGTGGTCTTCTTCGGACGGCCCCGACGCTTGGGTGCAGCATCTACATCAGGTGTGGGCTCAACAATGTCAGTGAATTCCATCGGTTTGGGTGAAATATCTGTGTTGGGGGAGATTTGAACTGAGGTATCGATGTTCGTGAAGACGGGTTCTGGATCACATTGGGAATAGCCAATGGCTGATCCTTCAGCTCTGAACTTGAGACCTACGGGAAGTTTGTGCTGCCAATAAGGGTCTTGCTTCTTAGCAATCCCGTACAAACGCTTGTGACCGCCATAGTCTCCCAAGTTCTCCCACTTTTTTGCCTTTGTATTGGACTCCTTTTCACCGTGATGGCCACGTTGAACCCAGCTAACCCAGTCCTCGAAGATGCACTCACCGATTC